AAATCCAAAGCATCGTGCAAACGATCCATCTCCCATTGATTCATGTAACGCCTGTTCAGCATCCACTTGATGTCGCTACCCCTGGTCATGCGCAGCAGAAAATGCGCGTATTCCTGCACAATCGGGCACCCTGGGTAACAGTGAGCCATGCTCAGCGCCTTACAGCGCAAGTACTCTCGCAAACGCGTGCGGCGCGTGCCTGCCAACCGGCCAGGGCCCCACTGCGCACTCGCAAGCTCTGCCAAAGGATCCGTCACGTTGGCCAAGTCTTCGCGATCGAAAACCAGCCCGCAGAAAGACGCACGCGTGATGTCAGAATGACGCTCCAATTTGCACTTGAGGCCCAACCGGCGAATCAAAGACTCGTCAATCGGACCACTAGTAGCCATAATGGCATCGTCACCCTCCACACGAATGCGTATCTCCACGCGCGACGTATAGGCTATAAATAGCCACGTCATCAGGTTCAAGAACCCGTTCCCAACGGATGTGCTCATTTCCCCCGACATACGCCTCAACAAAGCTCGAAAAGTGAGCAGTTGGGTCCGGCACGTGTTGATGGAACACTGCGCCTCACAAAAATTCTTCATAAACGCGTCGATCCCTTCAAGGAACTGAAAGAACCATGCGAAGAGCGCCGTCTCGACTTGATACCTATCATCGTCGAAATGACACTCCCACGAGGTGAAGTCGCTCGAATAGTAATACCAGCCCCCGCGTTCCATGGACAAGATCTCCCTTGGCCGGTCAGCGACAGGCGTGTTCTTGATAAAATACCTCCTCCCATCAGGATCACAAAGTGCGTAGACAAACTTCTCAAGTTTCTTAGTCCACGGGCCAAAATAGGTCTTGGCCTTATCCGAGCGTGCATTAATGCCACGCCAGTGTTTGTAATCCGGGTAGAGCTCAGGTTTCCCGAACATTCCTATCGCCCAATCGGCGAAACGCGGGTCGGCATCATCTATCGCAGCCAACTCCTCCTTACGCGCTCGTGAATAGTGCGTACACTAAAGCCACTCGCGCCGGTCTGGATCTGGGCCGGGCTCATGGGGTGTGACATTTTGTTTGATAAAATTCAGAGAGAACGTCATAAACTCTCTGAACAGTGGACGATCCGTGACAGGCGCGCGCACGCCCACACGTTTCAGGACGCCCGCGACCTGGGTGTTCAAATCGGACGTGTCAACATGGATCATGCTAACACGAGCACCGCCAAGATTGGTCAACATTGGTTGCGGCAACGTCTCCC